TTCCTGAAATGTTAAAGCTCAGACCAATTGTAGTTGATGAGGACTTTATGGTGCTTGGTGGAAATATGCGACTTAAAGCAAGTAAAGATGCAGGACTTAAAGAAGTATGGATAGATATAGCTGAAGGACTAACTGAAAAACAAAAGAAAGAGTTTATAGTAAAAGATAATGTTGGTTTTGGTGAATGGGAATGGGATTTGTTAGCTAATGAATGGGATAGTGTACAATTAGCAGAATGGGGTTTAGATGTATGGCAGAATGAAGATGATATAAAAGAAGAAGAAGAAGTTTATACAAAGAATATTGAAGCCCCTACTTATGAACCTAAAAATGAAAAGCCAAAAGAAGAAGAACTTTACAATGAAGATAAAGTAAAAGAGCTAATAAAAAAGATAGGGATTTCTAATATAGAAAAGGAAGAAAAAGAATTTTTAATAAAAGCTGCTTATAGGCATACTGTGTTTAACTATAGAAGTATTGCAGACTTTTACGCTCATTCAAATAAAGAAGTTCAAGAATTAATGGAAGATAGTGCTTTAGTTATAATTGATTTTAATAAAGCTATTGAAAATGGTTATGTTAAGCTAAGTAAAGAGGTTCAAGAATTATACGCAGAAGAATATGGAGAATAAAGATTTTGCAGTTTTTATATTGACACACGGAAGACCTGATAATGTTGTTACTTATAATACAATCAAAAATCAAGGTTACACAGGTGATATTTATATAGTAATTGATAATGAAGATAAGTCAGCAGATACATATTACAAGAATTTTGGTGATAAAGTTATAATGTTTGATAAGAAAGCAATAGCAAAAACTTTTGATGAAGCAGATAATTTTGAGGATAGAAGAAGTATAGTTTACGCACGAAATGCTTGTTTTAATATAGCTAAAGAATTAGGAATTAAATATTTTATGCAACTTGATGATGATTATACATTGTTTCAATACAAGCTAATCGTTAAAAATAAATTTATACATAGTGAAGTCAAAAATTTAGATAGTATATTTAACTTATTGTTAGATTATTATAAAACAATTTCCGCAAAAAGTATAGCTATTGCACAGGGCGGTGATTTTATAGGTGGTATTGACAATGGAAAAGGTGCGTACAGATTTAGTAAAAGAAAATGTATGAACAGTTTTCTTTGCTCAACAGACAGACCTTTTAAATTTAATGGTAGAATAAATGAAGATGTAAATACCTATACAAATTCAGCAAGTAAAGGATTTTTATTTCTTACTATTCCTGTTTTATCACTTATACAGAAACAGACACAAAGTAATGCAGGTGGAATGACTGATATATATGAAGATAGAGGAACTTATGTTAAAAGTTTTTATACTGTTATTTTTCAACCTTCAAGTGTTAATGTTAGTATGATGAAAACAAGTAACGCAAGATTGCACCATAATATTAATTGGAAAACAACAGTCCCTTTAATTTTAGAAGAAAAATACAAAAAATAAATGGAACAAAATAGAACACAAATCGCAAAGAAACAGATGTTAAAAGCACTAGAGTCAAGTCTAGGTGTAGTAACTACGGCTTTAAAATCAACAGACTTATCAAGAACAAACTATTATAAATGGCTAAAGGAAGATCAAGAGTTTGCACAAGCAGTACAAGATGTTGACTTAATAGCCAAAGACTTTGTTAAGTCTAAATTCTATGAATGTATAAAAGACAAGGTACCATCAGTTGTAATACACGGAGCTAAAAACATTTTAGGAATGAATGAAACTAATAAAATAGATGTAACGTCAGGAGATGAACCTATACATATGCCATTAATAACATTCTACAAAACTGAGACTGAATCATAAATACAACCCTCTATTTGAATCTGACTGTCGTTACTTTATTATAACAGGAGGTAGGGGGTCAGGTAAATCTTTTGCTGTTACAGTATTCTTAACATTACTAACAATGGTAAAAGGGATCAGGGTGTTGTTCACCAGATATACTATGGTGTCTGCTCACTTGTCAATCATACCTGAATTTTTACAAAAGATAGGACTACTAGGCTATAAGGAAGAAATGTTTTATGTAAATAAATCTGAAGTAATAAACACAAAAAGTAAAAGTGATATTTTATTTAGAGGGATTAAGACATCAGCAGGAAATCAGACAGCAAGTTTAAAATCATTACAAGGTATTAGTTGTTGGGTATTAGATGAAGCTGAAGAATTAATAGATGAAAACACTTTTGACACAATAGACCTTAGTATTAGGGAGAAAAATATACAAAATAGGGTTATACTTATTTTAAACCCTGCAACTAAAGAACACTGGATTTATGATAGGTTCTTTCAAAGCAAAGGCGTAGAAGGTGGTTTTAATGGCGTTAAAGACAATGTGTGTTATATCCATAGTACATACCTAGACAATATAGAAAACCTCTCTACGAGCTTCCTAGAGCGTATTAAGGGCATAAAGCATACTAACTTTAAAAAGTACACTCACAAAATTCTTGGTGGGTGGTTAGATAAAGCAGAAGGAGTTGTGTTTGAACGGTGGTCATTTGGAGAATTTAATCCTGATGATTTACAGACTTCTTGTGGAATGGACTTCGGTTTTAGTATAGACCCTGACTCACTTACAGAAGTAGCTATTGACAAAAAGCATAAAAAGATATACCTTAAAGAACATATATATCGTAATGGATTAAAGAGTCAAGAACTTGCCCAGATTATATTAGAAAAAGTAGATAATAAATTAATCATAGCCGATTCAGCAGAACCAAGACTTATTGCAGACTTAAAACATTTAGGTGTAAATATCAAGCCAGTAAAAAAAGGAACTATTGAAAGTGGTATAACTAGAATGCAGGATTATCAATTAGTTGTAAGTCCTGAATCTACAAACATAGCTAAAGAGCTGAATAATTATGTATATGCTGATAAAGGCTCAAAATTATATGTAGACAATTATAATCACGCAATAGATGGCATAAGATATAATGTAATATACCACTTAGACAATCCAAATGCAGGAAAGTATTTTGTGCAATAAAAAAAGGGGTTGCCCATTACAACCCCTTAACCAAACTTAAGAATAGAAGAAAACTTGGCAAAGATATAAACTTTAAACTAAATAACAACAATTTCTATTATATTATGATGAAAGTCAAAATCAAGAAGGATGGCAAGACAGAAGAGTTTAAACTCATAAGCAGTTGGTCAGATGTAAATTTAGAAACTTGGCTTAAATTAATTGAGTTTGAAACAGGAAGTAAAACGCAAGAAGCAGAAGGAACAATAGCAACTTTGTCAGATATGTCTAAGCAATTGATTAATCAGCTTAGTCTAAAAGATGTAGCTGTTATTATGGAAAAGATAGCAGAGTTTCAGGCAGGGCAAGATAGTTCTTTAAAAAGGATAATTGAAATAGAAGGTGTTGAATACGGATTCCACCCAAATTTAGATGATATTACTCTTGGTGAGTATGCCGATTTGGAGACGTTTATAAAGAATGGAATTGAGAAACACTTACCAGAAGTTATGGCAGTTCTTTATAGAAGGGTAACAGAAAAAACTGATAGTGGAGTTTATACTATTGAAAAGTATGGAGGAGATTTAACTATACGAGCCGAACAGATGAAAAAGATGTCAGCTGAGCAAGTGCAAAGTGCGCTGGTTTTTTTTTACAGTTTCGTGAGCGTATTGTCAGTGACTTTGGAATCATATTTGACCAAGAAGCTGAAGGAAACGAAGACTCAATCGTAAGTGAAAGTGTAGGTGAAAAATGGGGTTGGTTTGGTGTGATGCACCGATTGTGTAATGAACAGATTGTAAACTTAGAAAGGATTACAAACTTAGGGCTGCTAGAATGCTTAACGTGGCTCAGTTATGAAACAGATTTGAATGAAAGTCAAAAAATGAAATTAAATGGTAAGCAACAAAACATATAGTAATGTAGTTAATACTCTTCTGAGAATGGCAGAGTACCATAGGCAGATTAGCACAACTTCAGTAGGTGATATTTGGTCAATCAATCTTGAGAAAATGCAGAAGTTTCCATTACTACATATTAACCCTACTTCAGTACAAACAAGTGATGGCTCACTAACGTATAATTTTCAGATATTTATTATGGATATGGTAACAGAAAAAGCTAATTGGACTGAAAGTAATGCAGTTAACATACAGACCCAAGAAACCAACTTTAATAAACTTTACAAGACTTTAAGTAATGAACAAGATGTCTTCAATGAAACTTTACAAATTGCTACAGACTTTATTGGAATGCTTAGGCATTCAAAACAACAATCAGCACTAGGTGTTAATGACATTAATGAACCTTTATATTTCACAGAAGATCAATTTAACTTAGAGCCATTTCAAGAACGTTTTGATAATCTTTGTTGTGGGTGGGTATTTAATATGGGCGTATTAGTTCAGAATGATTTTAGCACTTGTAACATTCCTGTTGCTGATTCTGGAGCAGCGTACTAATGAAATTTAAAATAGGAAAATATAGAATAATAATAGGATTTTTTAAAATAACAATTGAGTTATGAATTATGAAGATTTACTAGAAAAATTAGAAGCAATTAGTGTTGAGTTGGAAACTTATAATGACTATCCAGATTCAGCTAGTAATAATGCAAAAAGAGCCATTAAGTGGAAAAAGGAAAATGGTAGTGATTGCGGAACACGTGTAGGGTGGACTAGAGTTTCACAGTTAGCAGGTAAAAAAAATATAAGCAGAGATACAATATCAAGGATGGCATCTTTTAAAAGACATCAACAACATAAAGACGTACCATACTCAGAAGGTTGTGGTGGTCTTATGTGGGATGCTTGGGGTGGCACATCTGGAGTAGAATGGGCAATAAATAAATTAAAACAAATAGATAAAAAATAATTATGGCAGATTTAACGGTAACGATAAGCGATTCAGTAGAATTAAATGGAGCAGTCAGAGGTGGAAGTAATACAATAACAGTAGCAGGTATAAATGATGTATTTGAAAGGATAGTAACTTGTCCACATAGTGCAACTACAACCATAGCTACATTCTCTTCAAATGTTTATGATAGTGCAGGAGCAATAGACAGAGAAAATGTAAGATACATTAGAGTAACAAACTTATCCGCAGAATATGATATTGAGTTGGGTGTAGGTGGAGCAGCATCTAATTATACTATATTGATACCTGCATATAGTTCTCATATCATAGCAAGAGCTGAAGATGTAATGATAGCAGAAGCAGATGCAGTGCCAAGTTATGGTGCATTAGCTGACCTTGCTAAATTAGAAGTAAGACCTACAACTTCAAATAACATAAATGTAGAACTATTTGTAGCAGCTGTCTAAATGCTAATCAATAGTATTGAAAACTATCTAAATGTCTTTGGTAAAAAGGTCATAGATGAAGCTCAAAAAGAATTAAAGGCTGTAAAAGGTGATACAGCTTTAGGTGCTTCAATTAGATTCAAAGTGGAGCTTACATCTACAGGTTTCAGTACTAAGTTTTATATGAATGATTATGGAAGGTATTTAGATGAGGGAGTTTCAGGAACTAAGGAAAAACAGTCATACACTGATTACAAAGGAAAGACAAGGAAGAGTTCTTATAGCTACACTACTAAAGGACCACCTATTGATATACTATCAAAGTGGATTAAGAAAAAGGGAATCCAACCAAAAGGACTAGGGCGTGGAAGATCTAAAAAGACAGGGCAATTTATTTCAGGTTTTGCTTATTTAATAAGCAGGAAAATAAAAAGAGATGGAATCAAAAGTCTTAGCTTCTTTCAAAAACCTGCAGGAATAGAATATAAAAAACTACAAAAAGATATGTTGAAACTAATCAAAGCTGACATACAAAATTATTTAACAACATTTTACAGACAAAAATAATATAAGATGCCATATAACGTAATAAAAATACAATCACCTACAGGGCAAAGAATGATACCTGTAGGGCAAGAACTAATGTATGTATATAGTTGCCTTGATGCAGTACAAAATGAATTAAATGTAAAGTATGTATATACTATTGGTGGTTATAAGGTTTTAACAAGCTTAAGCGCTGTTGATTTGATTGGGCAGTTCAAAACTACACCAAATAATGTAGGTGTTGGAATGATAGAACTTAGTAACCTGATGAGTAGTTATGTTGGGGCTGATAATATGGCTAAAGGTAACTCTACTTGGAAGGATAATGGTAATGGAGGAAAACTTGTGCCGATTCATATAATTGATAAGTACAGTTTAAATACTAATGCTGTACACGGTTTTACTATTAATTGTCAAGTAGAATATACAGATAGTACAGGCACACAACAAATAACAGCAGCACCTTTTCCACAATTTTGGGTAATGTTTAATGCTTATATAAAAACAGACGACCCATTGTTTTTCACAAATAACCTTACTACAGGGGCTCTGTATGGTGGAGGTTATGATTTGCAAAAGTTTGAAATGAGTACAGCAAATTTTACAGCAGGAAAATATGGAAAGTTTCTAAGTAACTCACCTACTACTCAATGGGCAAGACCAAACGATTATGGTACAATGTCTTACATTCAAAATGGGGGACTTGATATAAATACTACAATTATATTTAATGATGTAAGTTATTATAAATTTACATTCTACCCTGAATATGATGCAGGTGGTTCTGTTGTGCATACAACAACAGTAGATAAGACTGAAGGCAATGGTGCTTTTGATGGAAACACCTTTGCAAGTTTTGGAATACTACCAGAAAGTTTGTTGTATTTTGGAGCATTTCCAGGCAACATTAGAGCGATAGATGGACCATTTAGCACAAAGGTTGGAACAGATATTTTATCATATACAGTAGAAACTTATAATACAGCTGATGAAAGACTATCAGAAACTAAAATAGTTAATATTGCTTGTGCTGACCATAAAGGTTATGAGCCAATACGCCTTACTTGGCTGAATCAATGGGGTACTTGGGATTACTATACATTTATGCAAAAGTCAACTAAAACTATCAAAACAAAAGGATCTACATATAGTCCTACAAGTATTCAATGGAACTCGCAATTTAGCACACCATCAGGGGCTAGTCATAGGGGGGGCAAAAAAACATTTAGAGTTAATGCCACTGAAACAATAAAAATGAATACAGATTACATTACAGAAGAACATTCAGATTGGTTTGAAGAGCTTATAAATAGTCCTGAAGTTTACCAGTTAGGAGAAAGATATGGATTAAGAACTGAACCTGCCCAAGTTATTTCTCCTTTTGTAATGCCATCTATGAATGACTATGTAACACCTGTAACATTAAAAACTACAAGCCTAGTTAAAAAGACAAGTGCTAATGATGGGCTTGTTCAATATACATTTGAAGTAGAAAAAAGTAAGAAACTAAAAACTCAGACAGTATAATGAGTATTCAATTACAAGTTTTTCCTCAATGGTGGAATGGGATTATGAATCCACCCACTGCACCTGCACCAGAAATGGTAAAATTCCCTTGTCATACTAAAAAAGACACAGCAAATTCAGACCTCACTGCAGGTGCTGGAACTACATTGGCTCAAAATGCTATAAATTATAGACTACTAAATGGAATGATTCCTGGTCAATGGTATGGATTTTATGCGGCAGGTTCAGGTATTGCTGCAGGAACATCTAGCCCACCAATCTTTCCAACAGTTCTAGATAGGGGTGGGAGTGGAGTTATGCAAAAAATATCAGGACTTATAGTAGGTGCTACTTATGAATTTAAAATTACAGGACCAGTAAATTTTGGTCCTAATTTAAGACTTGCTTTATATGTAAATAATACGCAACTTGGAGGTGCTTCAGTTGCATCTAATAGTGTTAGTACTTTTACTAAAGATTTCACAGCTACTAGTGTTAATGATACAATAATTGTAGTGTACAATACAGACACTACAGATTACAAAACAATTAACTGTTTTAGTGTAAAACAAAAACAGACACCAAGCCTTATAAATACAAGTAACGGTTCTGTGATCGTTGATTTATATGACAATGAAGATATACCCTTAACTTTTAGTGCAGATGATTTTAAAAATGCAGCAGAAAGTGTGCAATCATATTCTAAGGCTTTTAATCTACCTGCTACAAAAAGAAACAATAAGATCTTTGATAATATCTTTGAAATAACAAGATATGTAGATGGCAATAGCATAAACTTTAATCCTTTACGAAGAACTCACGCTACACTAAAACAGGATGGAATTATAATATTTGAAGGCTTCCTAAGAATGTTAGATGTTTCAGAGAAAGATGGTGAGATAAGTTATAATGTAAATATTTACTCTGAGGTTACAGCTTTAGCAGATTCATTAAAAGATAGGACTTTTGCTGACTTAGGGTTTAAAGAGTTAGAGCACGATTATACTTGGGATCAAATTCGTAATAGTTGGAATCCATCTGGTGGGCAACCTATTCTTTATACCAATTCAGACGTTTCAGGTTTTAGGAATGACAACACAACGCTCAAATATCCTTTTGTAGATTGGAATCACCAGATGCCTGTAGATAATGGAAATTATGGTAATGCAGGAAATCCAAGACTTGTGAATTTAGAACAAGCATTCAGACCTTGGATAAACATACCTTATTTAATTAGCAGAATATTTCAGGATTCAGAATTTACTTATACATCTACAGTATTTGATTCTAATACTTGGAAGTATCTTTATATGGATTTTAACTGGGGTGCAGAGCCAACAGGTGCAGCTCCTATTAGAATGGACGAGTGTAGGAGAAAAAGTAATTTAGGTGCTCACACAATAGCTCAACACCCTTCTTGGTCAACTATAAGATTAAGTTTACCTAATGGTACAAGTAATGATGATCTGTGGAATAACTCGCTTTATAAATTTGTTTCAGATGTAAACAACTTAGCTATAGATGTTAGTTACAGAATACAATTAATGAATAAACCTTTTCCAAACGTAGATGCTTGGACTGCTACAATGAGGGTTTGTAAATTTAATCAAGTAGGGGTTTTGTTAGAAGTATTTTATACAGAAAGTGTAGAGATTGCAGTAGGAGGTAGTGGTTCAATTTCTGGAAGTTTTTCTACAGTATTACAAGCTAATGAATACATATCACTTCAAGCAACCACTTACAATAGTGATGGTGATATAAAAGAATCTGATGGTACTGAAAGTTATTTAAATATAGAATATTCAAATGAAGCGTCACAAGTTTATACTCTTTTAGATTCAGCAAGAGCTGATATAAATCAATGGGAGTTTATAAAAGGATTGATGACTATGTTTAATCTAATAGCAATACCTGATCCTGATGATCCTAATAATATAATTTTTGAAACCTATGAAGAGATATTTCAAAAGATAGATAATGGAAAAACATTATCAGCTAGAAATATTACTAAGGACTGGACAGAAAAAATAGATGAATCAACTATAAAATCAGAAATTCTATCGGATTTAGCGAAAAATATGGTGTTTAGGTATGCAGAAGATGAAGATGATGCAGCCTTTAGGATTTACAAAAGAGATTCAGCAGGATTTTTATATGGAAGTAAAGAAGCTACAGAACCAGACTTAAACCTTTTAACAGGCACAGAAGAAATAATTGCTGAACCTTTTGCAGCTACAGTTATGAAACCATTAATGCCACAATATGCAGAGCTTGTTACACCATCTATCTATGGACTTAATGATGAAGGGCTTACTGAAGGTATTGACAACTTGCCTAGAATTATGTTTAACAATGACAGAATAGATTTTGTTGCAGATTTTAGTTATTATGTACCACCTCAAAATGGGGGTTCAGCTGTAACAGCTCAAGCTTCATACTTACAGTTTAGTCATACTTTTCATTTAAGCAACCCTGCACCTTCATCAAATTCAGCAGATTTAAACTTTGGCATTTGCCCTTTAATACCTCCAACTTGGACACCTACAGCAAATAATTTATTTAATTTGTATTGGGCACCGTATTACTTTGAACTTTACAATCCAAACACTAAAGTTATTACATTAAAAATTAAATTGACAGGTGCAGATATTGCAACCTTTAAATTCAATGACCATATTATGATTAAGAACAGAGCTTATAGATGTAATAAAATAGACTACAAACCCAACGACTTATCTACGGTTGAATTAATCCTTCTAAACTTTATATAATATGGCATATCCTCCTGAGAGCCCTTCTTTTAGAACAAATACTGCAGCCAGACCTTGGAAAGTTACTGATGCAGGGATAGTTATTTTTACTTCAACTGGAGAAGAAGGAGAGAAAGATGCTGTAAACGCTAATCAAGGTTTGTGTGAAGCGTATGGATATACGTGGGATGATGCTACAGGAACTTGTAGAGCCTTTACACCAAACCCATTACTAGAAAATGCTTTTAGAAATGAAACAAATTTAATATCAGGTCAAGAGAATTTTGCAGGTTCAGGAACTTCTAATTGTCAAATTGTAGGCTCAGAAAATACAATAATAGGTTCTTCAAGAAACAATACAATAGTTGGCACAAATAATTCTATTTCAGAATATGTCAATAATGCTAGTGTTTATGGTACTTCAGGTGAAGCTACAGCTAATAACTCAATTGTCTTAGGGGGTAACAGTCTAAACAGTGACATCACGTATAATGTCGCTAATAGACAAACAATGACTTTTATGTATGGAGTTACAACAACAGATGGAACTACAACAAATGCCTATTTAAATAATAGAGTTCCTGTAGCTGATTCAGCCACCACAACCAACAACCCTTATGACAGCTATTTTGTAGTACCTGAAAATACGGCTATATATTTTCAATCAGAAACTTTAGCAGTAAGAGTAGGTGGTGCTCACGTTTCTGGAGCAGTTGGTGATTTTAAATCTTGGGTTGAAAGGGGTGTGGTTATAAATAAGTCAGGAACACTAAGTATTCAAAGGTCGAGAACATCTCCTGCTAGTTCAGGATCAACTACAGGTTGGAGTCCTATAAATTCAGTATCAGGCACATACTTCTTACAAACAGTAACAGGCAAAGCAGATATGACGTTAGAATGGGCATCTACAATTAGAATGACACAAATAAAAACAGGAGTAGCACTTTAAAAAATAAAGATATGGCAGAGGAATTAGTATTTGAAGTAAAAAGTAACCTAAAAAGCGTTACGAAAGAAACAAAAGATTGGACTAAAAGTTTAGATGATGTAAATGAGCAGATAAAATTGCAGAACAAAGAAATTATTGCTCAAGAAAGGGAGTTGATTAAATTAAAAGCACAACAAGATAAATTAAGCAAAGGTGGTTGGTCGGCAGGAATGCCTAAGCTTAATCAAAAAATTAAAGATACAACAACATTAATAGGATTAGAAAAGAACACTCTAAAAGATCTAAAGGAACAACAAAAAGAAGCTAACCAACAAGTTAAGAAATATACAGCAGCTAAAAAAGAAAATAACAAAGAGTTTAAAGAGAGCATAGCTAACTTTCAATTTATGGGTGTTTCTTTAAATGGAGTTAAAAAAGGCTTCAAGCAAGTAATACCAACTGCTAAGGCTATGTTCGGAACTATTAAGGCAGGAATAATGTCTACAGGAATAGGAGCTTTAGTTCTTGCAGTAGTAGCTTTGACACAATCTTTTAAGCGTTCTGAAGCAGGACAAGAAAAGTTCCAAAGGATAATGGCAGGAATAGGAGCTGTTACAAGTCAGGTATTAGATTTATTTTCAGACTTAGGTGAAACTATTATAGACGCTGTTACAAGCCCTATGAAGTCAATTAAATCATTAGGAAAAGGAATAGTCAAGTTTTTGAAAGACCCATTAAATACTACTAGAGAGGTTTTTACACAAACTGCTATTGCTGTAAAAACTCTTGTTGATGAAACAAAAAAAGAAGTAGATGCACTTGTAGAGGTTACTAAGGCAAGGCAAAAGGCACATCATATTGACAGGCAACTTAAAGTAGAAAGGGCTAAAGCTAACAGGGAAATCAATGACATAAGACTACAAGCTGAAGATAGAGAAAATAATAATGCAACAGAAAGAATAGCCTTACTAAAAAAAGCACAAGCTATTGAGGAGGGTATTACAAAAAAAGAAATACAGTCTAAACAAATACTTATAGATGCCCAGATAAAAGAAATGGCTCAGGGTAAGAATAGTATTGAAGCTAAAGATAAACTTGCACAACTTCAAGCAGAGTTAATAAACCTTGATACTAAAAAACTAAGAAGCCAAAGGCTACTACAGACACAAATTACAACAGCAATAAACCAAGAAAAAGCAGAAAAACAAGAATTATTAGATGCCGAAGAAGCAGCTTTTAATAAAAAGATAGCGGATAATAATAAGTGGAATGAAGCACAGCAAAAAAGTAGGAAAGACAATTTAGCTGCTGATAAAAAAGCTGCAAAAGAAAAAGAGAAACTAGAATCAGATCTTAGAAACTTCAAACAAGATATGGCAGTACAAGGTCTAGGAGTGGTAAAGGATATTGCAGGAGAAGGAACAGCTATTGGAAAAGCAGCAGCAATTGCACAGGCTACTATTTCAGGGGTTCAGGGTGTTCAAAATGCTTTTACAGCAGCAAACGCAAATATAGCTTTGACAGCAGCCACAGCAGGTGCATACCCTATTGCTATGGCAAGTGCAGCAGGGGTTTTTTCTGCTATGAATATTGCTAAGATTGCAAGTGGAGGAGGAGGAGGAGGTGGAAGTATATCAGCACCTGCAACAGCAGGAGCGCAACCACCAGCACCACAAATGATGTCAGGTGATTTTAGTATAGGTGGACTAGAAGCTCCAGAACCTGTAAAAGCGTTTGTAGTAACAGATGAGATGACTAACAGTCAAAACCAATTAGCTGACATAAGACGTAGAGCAACAATTTAAAAATCAAATAAAACTAACTAAATTCTATTTAATCATATGCCGTGTACAAAATGCAAAGAAGGAAAATATAAATGGGGTGAAACAGGTGAATGTGAATACAACTCTTTAGAAGAGTGTCAAACAGCAAATCCTGATAGCCATTACGAAGAAATGAAAACTACTTCAATAGTTGAACTTGTAATTGATAATGATTCACAAGAACTTGCTATTGATGCAATAAGTCTAGTGTCAGCACCTGCCATAGAGCAAGACTTTGTTTACTTTAATAAGGCTAAGAATAACTTGACTTTTGCTAAAGTAGATGAAGATAAAAGAATTATTGTCAGTCCTGCTTTAATTCCTAATAAACAGATATTCAGATATGATGCAAATACTGATTCAGAATACTATGTGTTCTTCTCAAAAGAAACTGTACGGAGAGCTTCAGAACTTTACTTAAAACATAATAACCATCACAAAGCTACCTATGAACACCAAGATAGAGTATCAGGTGTATTAACTACAGAATCTTGGATAAAAGAAGGTGATATGGATAAGTCTAAATTATACGGATTTGATCTTCCTAATGGAACTTGGTTCGTTAAAATGAAGATTGAGAATGATGACCTTTGGAAAAAGATAAAAGATGGCGAATTGAAAGGATTGAGTATTGAAGGCTACTTCACAGATAAGATGGAAAAGATGTCAGAGAAAGCACCAACTAACGAAGAGATCTTAGCAGCGTTAAATGAAATAATTACAAAATCAAATGAATAGAAAGTTTTTCTATTATATTACACAAAACCTTATTAAAAAATAACTATGGATTTAAAAGAACAAATTTTAGTAGCTCTTGGACTTAACAAAGAAGAACAAGAAGTGAAATTAGGCTTCCAAGCCAAATCAGAAGATGGAACAATCTTTGTTTCAACTGCTGAAGAACTTGAAAACGGTGTAGATATTTCGGTACTTACTGAAGATGGAACGACAATACCAGTTCCAGCAGGTACGTATAAATTAGATACAGGGGAATCTTTTCGTGTGGAAGATGACGGAATTGTAGCTGAGGTCTTAGTTTCAGAAACAGAACAAGAAGAAACTTCTGAAGAAGAATTATCAGAAGAATCAGTTGAATTAGCTCCTGAAGATGAAAGTAGAGCAGAAGAAACTGATTGGGCTAAAACTTATGAAGAGCTTAAAGATAAG